GCTCGCATTCGTGTTCCTTTACTTTCGACGGTGAGAAGCACTTGGGCATCGCTGCCTCACGCTTCATATCGTGGGTAAAGTTGCACTGGCGAGTTGAATCCGCGCTGTGATGTATGACACGCCAAAACAAAAAAGAGGCTGTGCTCGGTTCTGATGGGCCTGACGCACCGCGAACGTTGTTGCCGCAAAATCTTGCGGCTTCGTTGCGGCATTTGCCTGAGCCAGACATCCTGCGCTTGGCAGAGGCGGTCGAGGTGGAGATGCAGAACCGTGGATTGACTGGCCCCAAGCCGAAGAACGTAGCGCCGACCAAGACAAAAGTGGATCCGATATTATCTCAACTCACCAGATCACAAATCAGCCTGATCCGTTCATCCATTCAAGCGGGTGTGAAGCCAACGGCATTATCCCGTCAGTTCGGTCTGACGCGCGCCCAGATCACGGCAGCACTTAATGCAGACAAATAAAAAAACGGGCCAGCGCGAGGCTGGCCCAGTCTGAGGCAGTTAAAGTGGCACAGGCAGCACCACTTCGAGCAGTTGAGGTGTCATACAGGCGAAACCTCAATAGTCAGAATGTGCATATCACAGGATTCTGCAAGAAACCGAGAGGCCTGAAGGATGGGGAGTCACCTGAAAGTCACATATTAGCGCTTTCAATTCGATACACGCGACCTCTGCCCTCGATATTTCCGGAGGTGATGTTCAGCCCCAGCCTCTTCTTGAGCGCGCCGGACATGGTACCACGAACGGTGTGATCCATCCATTGAGTAGCGGCTGCGAGTTCTTCAATAGTCGCGCCCTCTGGGTGGGACAGCATGGCGATCAGAGTGGCTTGTTTGGTTCCCGCGCGCGGCGTGCGCGCCTTGGGCGCTGCCTTATCGATTGGTTCGGCCGCCGTGCTTTCTGTCTCAATGCCGATGGAGGAGAGCCCTGCGTCGGTGGCGACCAGCGTGACGCCGTGGCCGTCACCGGTTTCGCGCCAAAGGGCCTCGCCCCTGCGCATGTCCGCGTCGACCTCTTCGATCAGCCCTTTGGCGATCATGGTGCTGACCACCTTGGCGGCGGCTCTGCCGCGCAGGCTCTCGGGCAGCGGCAGGGCGATGCGGTCCTCGTTTTTGGCTGCCCGCGACAGGATGATTGTCTGAGTGTCGGAAAGTTGGGTCATGATGATCTCCGGCGTTCGGGCAACGCAGGATGCGCCGCCTGCTACCGGGTGAAGCCCGCCAGTCGGCGGGCTGTGCGCTGTGCGGGCCTGCGGGCTATTCTGCGTGTTCGCCCTCGCCAAAGGCGCTGTCGGTGATGCCCTTCAGCAAGCTGGCATAATGCTCGAGGGTGCCGAAGTCGCCCCAGTTGATCTCATCGGGATTGCTGTTGAAGTGGTCCGCGCTGAGCGCTTGCAGACGGGCGAGCATTTCGTCGATCTCGGCCTTCTTGCCGAGGAAGGCGTTCAAGGCCGCCTCCTTGTTCCGCGCAGCCTTCTCGGCGCGCAGCGGGTGGCGGGGTGTGGTGATCGGGTTCAGGCGTGTCATGGTGGTGTCTCCGTAGCGAGTTGCATGGCTTTCTTGTCACCACATTCGCTCTTCAATGCTGATTATCGTAGTCAATTCAGAGCAATAACATTACTTTCTGATCATTCGGAGCGGTCGGTCGCGTCCACCCATTCGCCGTCCTGCCAGAGATAAAGGTGGCACAGCTCGCAGGTTGGATGCGGCCGGATTTGCGGCGCGCGGGGTGGATCGAAACAGTCCAGAGCGTCCGCGCGGACCTGCCGAATTTCCTTTGCGGCGAGGATGTCCTTAGGCGTCCAGCGCGCCAGTGCGGTCAGCATGTGGCTGGGGTATCCGTCGAAGTGAACATAGACATGGGCCCACTCACTTGGGCCGATCTGGATGGCGATCTGGGCACGGGTGCTCATGTTTCTGCTCTCTCAGATCAGCTGCAGGTCAGCCAGCGAGGCGCAGGCTGCCGCCAGCTGGCTGGTGGGCAGTTCGATCTTGAGATGCGAGATCACGTGCGAGGCTTCGGCGGTGATCCCGCCTTCGCGCAGCGCGGCCTCGATGGCCTCGGCGACGGCGTTCGGGCGCGAGCGGTCGAAGTGTGCGGGAAGCGCTGCGTGGTCTATGCGGATGGTTGTGATTGCGGTCATGATTTGGTCTCCGATCCGGGGTGATTTCCTGATCCAAGAATCGCTCCATCTCGGGGTGTAATCAACTCATTTCAAAGCAATATCATTGCTTTATGAACGGCAAAGGGCGTGCGATGCAGGGGATGAGCGAGCGCCAATATGCCGCCCACGTTGGCCTGTCGCGGGGTGCCATCCAAAAGGCGAAGGAGGCCGAGCGGCTGGTCCTGCATGCCGATGGCTCGATTGATACCGCAGCCTCTGACGTGCACCGCGCGGCGATGACGGATCCTGCCAAGCAACGTGGCGAGGCAAAAAATGCCCCGCCACCCGTACCCAAACTAAAGCCGGTCCCCGACACCGCGGTATCGACCGTGGGTGAGACATTGCGTGAGGAAGGGTTGCCCGCCCCAGTCACTGGCGGCGGCACGACCTTTCTGCAGGCCAAGACCGCAAACGAGGTGCTGAAGGCGCAGGAGCGCAAGCTGAAGCTCGCGAAACTGAAGGGCGAGTTGATCGACCGCGACCGCGCGGTGGGCCTGGTGTTCCGGTTGGCGCGCGAGGAACGCGATGCCTGGGTGACTTGGCCCGCGCGTGCGGCGGCGCTGATGGCGTCGGAACTGGGGGTGATGATTGCTGATCAGGGAAGTCTGGAGCCCGTCATGATGCAGAAGGTGCTGGAAGCCCATGTCCGTGCCCAACTCGACAGCCTCGCCGAGGTCCGCATCGACCTCCGCTGAGACGGAACCCTTCGACGGTGTTGATCAACTGCTGCGCAACTGGGGCCGGGGCCTTAAGCCAGACGCCGATCTGACGGTGTCGGAATGGGCCGATGCGCACCGTATGCTGGGGTCACGCGCCAGCGCTGAGCCAGGACGCTACCGCACGGCGCGCACGCCCTACATGCGTGAGATCATGGATGCGCTGTCACCAAGTTCTGCCGTCCAGCGCATCGTGTTCATGAAGGCGGCACAGGTTGGTGCGACGGAAGCCGGGAACAACTGGATCGGCTTTGCCATCCACCAGGCACCGGGGCCGATGCTGGCGGTGCAGCCGACAGTGGAACTGGCGAAACGCAATTCGCGCCAGCGGATAGATCCGCTGATCGAGGAAAGCCCGGAGCTGCGCGAAAGGGTCAAACCAGCGCGCTCGCGTGATGCGGGCAACACGATGCTATCCAAGGAATTCGCGGGTGGCATCCTGATCATGACCGGGGCCAATTCGGCCGTCGGGCTGCGCTCGACACCGGCGCGCTACATTTTCCTCGATGAGGTTGATGCCTATCCGGCCTCTGCCGATGATGAGGGGGATCCAGTCAGTCTGGCCGAAGCGCGGACCCTGACCTTCGCGCACCGGCGCAAGGTGTTTCTGGTCTCGACGCCGACGATCCGGGGGCTGAGCCGGATCGAACGGGAATATGAGACCAGCGATCAGCGCCGGTTCTTCGTGCCGTGCCCGCATTGCAGCCAGTTCCAGTGGCTGAAGTTCGAGCGGCTGCGCTGGGACAAGGGGCGCCCTGAAGCGGCAGCATACCATTGCGAGGGCTGCGAGCGCGCCATCGCTGAACATCACAAGACGGCACTGTTGGAAGCGGGCGAGTGGCGGGCAACTGCTGTCGCCGCCGATCCCGGCACCGTCGGCTATCATCTCTCGGCGCTTTACTCGCCGATCGGCTGGCTCAGTTGGGAGCGGATCGTGCGGGCATGGGAGGCAGCGCAGGGCTCGGATGAAGCGATCCGGGCGTTCAAGAACACCATCCTTGGCGAAACATGGGTGGAAACCGGCGAAGCGCCGGACTGGTCGCGGCTCTATGATCGCCGGGAGGCGTGGAAGCCGGGCATCGTGCCTGCAGGTGGGCTGTTCCTGACCGCTGGGGCCGATGTGCAGAAAGACCGGATCGAGGTCGATGTCTGGGCATGGGGCCGGGGCGGCACGAGCTGGCTGGTCGATCACATCGTGATCGAGGGCGGCCCGGACCATCAGGGCGCGTGGGCCGAGCTGACAAAGCTACTGGACCGGACATGGGCGCATCAGCACGGCGCGTATCTGCGCCTGGCCAAGCTTGCCATCGACACCGGCTACGAGGCTCCGGCCGTTTATTCCTGGTCGCGGCGGCAGGGCGTGGCGCAGGTTGCTCCGGTCAAAGGCGTTGAAGGGTTCAACCGTTCGAGCCCGGTGTCGGGACCGACCTATGTCGATGTGACCGACGCGGGCAAACGCCTGCGCCGCGGCGCGCGGCTCTGGACCGTGGCGGTCTCCACCTTCAAAGCCGAAACTTACCGTCATCTCGGCTTGCCGCGCCCGACAAAGGAGGAACTGGCCGAGGGGGCAACGCATCCGCCCGGCACGGTGCATCTGCCCGATTGGGTGGACAGCGAATGGCTGAAGCAGCTGGTGGCCGAGGAATTGGTCACCGTACGCACCAAACGCGGGTTTGCCCGACTTGAATGGCAAAAGCTGCGTGAACGCAACGAGGCGCTGGATTGCCGGGTCTACGCCCGCGCCGCTGCATGGATTATCGGGGCAGATCGCTGGTCAGAGGCGCGCTGGGTTGATCTGGAAACGCAGGTGGCTGGGGACGGCAACAACGCGGATCAAGACAAGGGTGCCGCAGCAGGATCCATTCGTGCTGTGCGCAGTCCCGCGCGGCGGCGCTCGATACCATCAAGTTACATGAGGTAAACATGCCCACAATCACCGACCTTAAAGCCCGCCGTGAGGCACTGGCGGCACAGCGTTCCTCGGGCGTGGCGCGGGTCAGTTACGACGGCAGATCGGTGGATTACCGCAGCATCGCCGAAATCGACCGAGCCATTGAGGTACTGGACCGCGAGATCGCAGCGGCCGAGGGGCGCAAGATTATCCGCCAAGTGCGCGTGATAACCCGCAAAGGGCTGTAACGCATGGGCTGGTTTGATGGCTTTCGCCGCCGGGGAACTGGCGGCCCAAAAGACGTGCGTGCGCGACTGGAAGGGGCAATGTCGCAGCGGCGCTTGCGGGGCTGGCAACCGCCCTTGGAGAATATCAACTCGCTGGTCGCCTCGGGCGGCCCGCGTCTGCTGGCGCGGTCGCGCGAGTTGGTGGTGACCAATGGCTACGCGGCAAATGCTTGCGAGGCTTTTGCGTCGAACCTGGTGGGCGATGGGATCAAGCCGTCGTCGCTGATTGAAGACCCGGCGCTGCGTGATCAGGTGCAGCGGCTCTGGCTTGCCTGGACCGATGAGGCGGATGCTGACGGTCTGACTGATTTCTATGGGTTACAAGCGATGGTGGCGCGCGAGATGTTCGTCGCGGGCGAATGCTTTGTGCGGATGCGCCCGCGACGGTCCGAGGATGGCCTGCTGGTGCCGATCCAGCTGCAGCTATTGCAGTCTGAAATGCTTCCCTTCGAGAAGACAGAGACCGCCGCCAACGGCAATCCAATCCGTTGCGGGATTGAGTTTGACCTGATCGGACGGCGTGTGGCGTATCACTTCCGGCGCCGTCACCCCGGGGACAGCACGGACCAGACCGTGCCAGTGCCGCTGACGACCCGGGTGCCAGCCGAGGATGTTCTGCACATCTACCGCCCCATTGACGCAGGGCAAATCCGAGGGTTGCCGCATATGGCGCCTGCCATGGTGCGGCTGTTTTTGCTCGACCAATATGATGACGCAGAACTGGACCGCAAGAAAACGGCTGCGATGTTCGCAGGCTTCATCACCAAGACAGCACCAGAAGAGCAGCTTATGGGCGAGATTGAGGCGACCGATGACAGTGGTGCTACGGTCAGTCTGGAACCAGGCACTCTGCAGGTGCTGCTTCCGGGGGAGGACGTGAAGTTTTCCAGCCCCGCAGATGTTGGCGGTGGCTATGAGGCGTTTCAATACCGGACACTGCTGTCGGTCTCAGCCGCGCTCGGTCTGCCCTACCATCTGGTCACGGGCGACGTGCGCCAAGCGAACTATTCCAGCCTGCGCGCTGAACTGGTCGAATTCCGGCGAAGGGTTGAACAGCTGCAGCACGGTGTTGTTGCGCATCAGCTCTGTCGCCCGGTCTGGGCACGCTGGCTGGAAACGGCGGTGCTCTCGGGTGCCTTGAACTTGCCAGACTATGCAGGCTCGCCTGCGCGGTACCGCGCCGTGAATTGGATCCCGCCACGCTGGGATTGGGTTGATCCACTGAAGGACATCCAGGCGCAGGTTCTGGCGATGGAGGCAGGGATTGTCTCGCGCCGCAAGGTTGTCGAGGCGACGGGCTACGACGTTGAGGAAAT